CAGCTCTGGCCGTTAGCCCGTTGATGACATCTCCGGCCTCGTTGAACAGATCTCTACGCTGGCGTCCGATCCCATGCCGGGCTTCGGCGTTGGCCATGGCGTGCAGCCTCTGCGATAGGGTCAGCTCAGTCATCGCGTTCCACCGTGACCATATCGATCTCTTTTTCGAGCAACTGTCGAATTCGCACCAACTCGCCAAGGATCAGCTGCAACACCTGAACATTGGCTTTGAGCAGCTGCTCGGTGGTGCGCAACCCGGCGAGTGGTCCAGGGATACTCGGATCATTTTTCATGCGATGCTCCCAGATCCAGCCAGCATTGCCTCGATCTCGGTATAGCTCTCGGCCGGCTCCAGCGTGCCGCCGGTGACCAGCAGCACGCTGGCGTCGTCGTCGGGACCTTTGCGGCGGACGAAAGCGATAGCAAGGACTGGCACCAGCCAGCGCATATCGCGGCTGGTCTGCGAGGTCAGTTCGATGAAATCGGTCATGGCACAAGTTCTCCGATCACTTGGTTTTCACCCAATCGACGGTTCCCTCACCATCACACAGCGGGCACCAATCGCTACCCTGCACTGCGGTGCCGTGACACGCCGGGCATTCAATCAGCTTGGCAATCTCGACACCCCTCTCCTGCCAGTAGCGCGTCTCCCACTCCTGCCGCAGCCGCTCCGAGCGGAGGTACTCGACCAGCGGGTCGCGTGGCGGCGGCGGATTGGGCTTCAGCAGGCGCGGCTTCGGCGGCGGCCTCGGTTTGCTGCGCCACGGCCACCCCAGGGCGGCTTTCCTCGCGGCCCGCTCGATGTCTTTGAGCACCGCCAGCAGATAGCCCGCCTGGGCGCGCTTGATGTGGACCGAAGGATCGAGGCGTTTCTCCCGCTCCCGGCGTTCGATCCTCGCCCACAGCTGCCGGGTGCGCTCCCGCGACAGACCGATGCGCCGGGAGATCTCCATCAGCGTCGGCATTTCGCCGGTTTCCAGCGCATAGCGGCAGATCTCCTCGGCGACCTGCTGCATCCGCGGGGTCCACTGCGGCTCCATCAGCCGTTGCCGAGACTGCGGAACTGATAGAGGCTCTGCCGACGATTGATGACCACGTAGTTGAGCCACCCCCGCAGGCGCAGTTCGCGCAGGATGCGGCCGGGACTGTCGGGGGCGATGCCGGGATCGAGCCAAAGCACGTGCCGCCGCAAATCCTCCGCATGAAAAGCCTCTCCAGCGTGATTGCCGTAGAAGTCCATGATGATCGGTGCGATGCGACTGAAGACGCGATAACGGTCTTCGGGGCTATCGTTGTCGCGGCTCATCTCAGTGCATTCCTCTCTCCATGTCAGCCTTGATCTCGGGGAAGTATTTCGCTTCGACCTCGGGGAACACCAAGGCGCCGTGGCCATGCTTGGCCAGCAGCTCGCGGACGAAGGTGCCCTTGCCGGAGAGGTAGAGGTCGCGCAGCCGCTTGAGGGTCTCTTCCTTGACTTTGTGGAGAGTGACGGCATCGACCGGCGGCTCGACAAAGGGGTCCTTCTGGGGCTCTGCAGCGGGCTCCTCGATAGGCTCCGCGGCGAGCTCTTCGGCGGCTTCCAAACCGTTTTCCTGGGCCGGCGGCGGCTCCTTGCGCGGGCGGCCGGGGCGGCGCTTCTCCTGCGGCAGTGGTGCAGGTTCTTGAGCTCGAATGACGGCTTCCTCGCGCGCCAGACCGATTTCATCCGCCGAAAGTTTTGGCGGCTCCTTGAGAAGACGCTGCGGGCCGAGGAAATTCTCGACCTGGCTGATGAGATCGTGGACGTCGGTGGCTTCAAAGGTCAGTTTCATGCGGTAGCTCCTGGAAGAATAGCGAGATAATTGCACTTGCTGATCGCGGTGACCTTGCTGCAGGCTTCACAGCGACCACTGCGGAAGAACCTATTCGGCACGCTCATCCCCTGACGCGAGCCGCAGTGCTGACAGGTCCATTTCTGGTGGACGCGACCGCCGCGATTGATGATCGCGGCAGCCCCCTCCATGCACTCTTCGATGGGGTAGTCGTGGTATTTGATCTCTTCGGCCACGGATTTTCTCTCAGTCGAACAAAGCTTTGAAGTCGCGGGCTTTCCGCGCGAGGATCGATTGGATGCGGTCGTCGAGGGTCTCGTGGGCGGTGAAGAAGCGGGCGACGACGCCGTCGTGCTGGCCGATCCTATGGATGCGGGCGGCGGCTTGGACGTTGTCGCCGACGGAGTAGCTGGCCTCGACGAAGAATACGTCAGCGCAGGCGCACATCGGCCCGACCAGAGTGATGCCGGTGCCGGCGGCGGCGATGTTACCGATGAACATCCGGCAGCGGTGGTTGGTGAGGAAGGTGTTGATCGCCGCAGTACGCTCTGACGGACTGGAGCCGCCGTCGATCTTGACCGGCGACCAATCGGCCAAGCCGGTCATCAGTCTGTCGATCACTTCACGATGATGCCCGAATACCAAGATCTTGCGGTGCGCCGGCAGCCCTTGCATGAAGTCGTCGAGATACTCGACCGCCGGGCCGACCTTCAGCAGGCCGAGCATCCGGCGAATGCGCATCACATGTTCGTCGCCGTAATGGCCGCTGAGATAGTCCAATAAATCGTCGTCAGAATTGATTGGCAGTTTCGGCAGTGTCTGGGCGGCGTAGGTATCGACGCCGATCGGCACCAGATCGTAGCGGATCGGCGGCAGATCCTTGAGCACCTCCTCCTTGCGCACCCTGATCATGAAGCCGTCGAGGCGGTGGCGGAGCTCCGCGAGGTTCTGGGAGCCTTCGATGGTCCGCACCGGGTAGGGGCTGGTGCCGAAGCGTTTCATCACCACGCGGCAGTAGCGGTCTTCGAACTGCCACTGCGCCAGGTCGTGGCCGTTGGCGCCGGCAATCGCCCGCGGGTAGAGCGCCTTCAAGATCGGGTAGAGCTCACCGGCGTGGTTGGGCGCCGGGGTGCCCGACAGCGGGATCACCGTGCCGAGCTTCGGCCACATCTTGCCGAGGATGGCTTTGGTGCGATTGGCGCCGGGGTTCTTCAGCGCGTGGGCTTCGTCGATGACGCTCAAATCGAACGCCTGGCCGCGCAGCACCGCCTCGATATAGGGACTAAGCTTCTGCGAGATCAGCCCATAGGTCAGGATTTTGACGCCGTCGCCCTTGAGGTCTGCTGGTCCCTTGACGACGGTCGCCAAGTAGGGCGACCACTTCTTGGTCTGCTCTTCCCAGACGTAGCGGCCCGACGCATGGCAGGCGACGAGGATGCGCTTGGCGCCGCGCCGATGGGCAGCCTCCAGCGCGGTGCGCGACTTGCCCAAGCCGGGATCGAAGCCGAGATAGACCGGGTGGTCGGCTTCGATACGGGTGATGGCATCAGCCTGGAAGCTATACAGAGGTTCGGTCACGGTTGTTGCTCTTTGAGTTTGACGTTGCGGAACCAGTCGAGGATCAGCAGCGCCTCTGCGCGCCCCTGGTGTTTCTTGAGGTGCAGCCCCTCGATGCCGGGATGCAGCTTGATGGCGAGGGCGCGGGAGGCCTCCTTGTCCTTGCCCAGCAAGCCGTGGTGGCGCTTCCACACCGACGGTGTGACGTAATGGACGGGCACGCCGCAGGCGGCCAGCACTCCGTAGATGGCGCCACAAGCGAAGCCGAACTTCCAAGTCGAGGCGACGCCCTGCTTGGGCATCGATGCGACCTGCTCGACGACGGCGGTGTTGACGCCCATGTCACGCACCACCCGGCTGAAGGCCGCCGGGTCGATCTGGCGGTTGACCACAGCGAGGTCGCCGACGACCAGATTGCCCGCCGGGGTGTAGAGCGCGACGGCGCCGGAGACCGCCCCGGGATCGACGGCGAGGATGGCGCCGCTAGCCGGCATCGGCGAGCTCTGGGAACGGTTCGAGGGTGATGCTCTCCGGCTCGCGGAAGTCGTCGATCGAGACGATGACGCGGCTCTCCAGACCGAGGTCGATGAACGCCGGCAGCCACACATTGGGGATCGAATTGTGCATCCGCCAGCCGGCGATCGAGGACTGCGGCAGGCGGGGGTAGCCGCGTGCCTCCAGTCGCTCGACAATCCGGCGGTAGGGTTTCAAGCCGTCGATCAGCTCCCTGATGCGCCACTTCGGCGGCTCGTAGTTGCGGGTATTCAT